ACTGCAAGTTGGTGATAAAGATACAAGCACCCTTGAAGTCAAAACAGTCAGGAACACCTTCGCGTCTCAACATAGAACTATCACTATTCCAATAAATCCTGCGCTTCTTGCCCGAATCCAAGGCTGCTTTGAGAATGTTCAAGCTCAAGTCATCTTGGAATACACTATCACAGTCATCGAATACCAGCACATTACATGGATCCGAACTCTTGTACAAGGTACAGTACAGGCCAATTGGAGTCATTGCACCCTTGATAATTTCATACTTGATTCTGCGTCCAGCCAACTTGTCAAAAAGACCTGACTGTTCTAGTTGTTTTTCTACACCGTAACTCTTGCCTACTCCAGGAGGCCCAACCACGATCATTGCTCTAACATCGCCAGCAATGGTGGCCTTGGTCATTTGATCCAAGATATCGAAGCGTTCGCCGATACGGGCCATTACTTCGTCGTCAGTCTCCACTGGAGCGACTGTTTTAACTACTGGAACGGCTGTTGCTGTGTCTCCTCCTACAAACTCTACATCTTCGATACTGTCTACCTTGACGCGGACTACATCATGATCTGGACCAAAATAGCCATCACTGTCCACTGTTACAAAACTACCTCGGGTACCGGTTTGTAAACCTTTTACCAGGGTAAATGCTACGTCCCTTACGGGTTGGTTACGGTATGTTCCGTTTTTAATATTGACTTTACTCAATTTTCTGCTCCTGTTTAGTTACTATACTACTATTATAACAAATGGCGTATTTTGGGTCAACCACTGTATTCTACTGTTTTTTGAGTGTTGCATAAAAACAACACTCCGTAAACGCTAGGTCTACAGCACTTGATTTCATAAAGCTATTATAAGCTAAAAAGCATTTGGGGTCAACCATAAAAAAACCCCACTTAGTAGGGCTTCTGTTTGAATTTGAACTACACGATCATACCTGGATATCTTCCATCCCAGCGGCTCTAAGGCGTACCACATGCCCTAGCATAAAATTCTTGCTTTCGAATGCCTTGATGATGCCCAGGAATTTGTTGCGTAACAATGCCACTTCATTGATTAGTGTTTCAAAGTCAATTACTTCGTCTTCGCCATCCACATACTTTTCAGCGTCTCGAGCAGTCAATGCCCTGGCATATCCTTCCAGATACTTTTGGAAGTGCTTGCGACGGATCTTTCTCAACTGTATGTTGAGAAGATTCAGTACCGCTTCGATCTCTTGCAGTTGATTAAATCTGTGTTCAGTGATGCCGGGCAAGTTGGTTATGTTTTTTTCAACCAAGCCGCCCACATGACATTCTTTTTTAGCTGACAGCAATTCCTGTTCATAATAGCTTATGAAATCAGGAATCGCAGAGAGATCTGCTACTACTCGACTATACCACATCAGTACTGATCGCTGTATGGATCATCCTCATCGTCGTGTAGATCCTCGTCATCATCTTCGTCATCAGCATGATCTTTGAGATAACTGGCCAAGGCACGTTTGATGTCTGGATCAGTCTTGAAGACCGATTTAATTTCGTCTGCGGCACCATCGTTGTCAATTAACACAGCTACTAGTGTCTCAGCAGCTTCATCACGATCAACTGTGTTGATATAGCGTTTTAATTCACTCCAAATTTCTCGACTTAGTTCAATGCTCATTGTTATTCCTCCGTTGCAGTTTCTTCTGTACTTACCGTTTCTTTCTGATTTACAAAGTCTGCCATGACCTTGTCGAGACAGCCAGCTTCGTTTGATTCCCAGGCCTTGCGGAACTGTTTGATGATTTCGCCATCGCTAGTAACAAACATCAGTCTATTACCATCTTTCTTTAACAGGCCTTTTTTCTCGGCCAAGTCAGTTAGGCCTGAGTAAGGATTCATTCCTGTTTCGTATGGAATCTTGACCTGCATGCCTTCAAACGGCTTGGCATAACGTGTTTTCATTACCTTACAACCGGCACGGATACCCATGACTTCGGAGATCTTGTTGCCATCTTCGTCTTCTTTGAGTTTCATTTTCTTCATGGCAACTACAATACTTGACGCATAGATAAATCCTTGTCCGCCTGATATCTTGTCATCTGGATCAAACATGTCTTGACTGGCATAGGTATGGTTGGTGCACACTAATCCAACATTGTAACTACCAAACATGTTGACACAGTTACGCACCAGGGCTGTGAGTGCTTTAGGCTTACGACCCAGGTCACCTTTCATTTCACCTGCATCAAATTGATTTACATCTGTGGGTGTCAGCATCATGCCTAGGCTGTCGATTACCCATAACACTTTCATTCGCTCGCCATCTGGCAGGGCCTTGTAGTCGCTCATGAATGTGCTAATGGCTTTGGCCACATCATCAATCATGCTCATGTTTAGCTTGAGCAGTTTTTCTTCACTGGTGTCCACGTTCAATCGCTTGAGCCAATCTTCGTCTAGCGCATTTTCTGTATCGACCAGGATCACAAAGATGCCCTGATCCTGTGCGTTCTTGACTATGTTGCCTGAACAGATGTAACTCTTGCCCGCACCTGACTCGCCAGCAAACACAGTTACTTTGCCCAGCGGAATACCCCTGTTGAAGTCTCCGCTGATCAAATAGTTCAAGGCAAAGTTGCCTGTGCTGATCCAGTCTGTGGGATCATTAAATCCAATACTGAGACCATCGATACTTTTGGTGATGTCTCTTCTAAATTTACTTACGTCAAATGGTTTTCCCATGTTATATTCTCTCTTTCGTGTATTAATTTAAAACAAGCGTTGCTCGGTTGTTATCTCGAGAATTACGATATAAAAGTTTTCTATACTCAAATAAATTTTCTGTCAAATTTGATATATTGGCTATAGGTAATTGTTCAGCAATTAACGGAATATTATTTTTTTCTGCCCACGCAACTGATTCAGGACTGTACGCTATCGTCTGTGGTTGTTGTAAATTTATCTGGAATGAAAATTCCAAGGTTTCATAATTGTAATGGTCTTGGTATTTCAAATCATTATCAAAATATAGAAACTTGTTATAGTATTGCCTACCCACATAAGTGTATCCAAAAGAAAAATTTACTACGTTATTATTAGAAACCATTGAATCCTGAAATGGATTTGGAAACACTTCCCATTTGTTGTCGGCACTGAATTCTAAATTTGTTTTGATGAAAGAATTTTCCAACCTGTGTACTCCTATGTTTACTTCTTCATATGGATATATATATCCTAACTTTTCTAGTACAGCAGCCACTTTTACAATGCGTATGTGATCTGGATACATGTCATGTAACTGATTACCAATTCTGGCCAAATTTGAATCGTTACTAAATCTAAGACTATCAATATCAACAGTATTTGCCTGAGAAAAAACCCAATCACAATGTGTCTTATTTAAGAAATCTTGGTTCAAATAATTTTCTAAATTGTTATGTTGATCCAATGACTTGCCCGTTAAAAAATACAACACTTCATTGATCTTTGAAATAGCCCAATGCAAATGTGTAATTTTTTTATCAAGATCTCGAAACAACACTTGCCGATTTGAAAAACTGTTTTGTCCTTCTTTGTTTGATTTATCTACAAAAAACTCAAACAATTCGTGATTGTATAGAACTTCAAAAGGTATAATATCGCCGGAGTTATCGAACACCAAAGAAAATTTCATTTTTGTATAATAGTCAAGTCCAGATGCAGAGCACCTGGACTATTTTAAGTTACGCTTTTTGACGGCTACGGATCATGGCCAAGATATCTTGAGCCTTGTCTGTGGATGCTTTTGCCGCAACTGGTGCTGTGGCCACTGCTGGTTCATCGTCATCAAAGTTGCTGGTCGCAACCGGTGCTGGTTTAGCCACTGGTGCCGGAGCATCTTCATCAGTTTCCACTGCTGGAGTTGCGCCTGCTGGAGCAGATACACCTGCTGGTCTGAAGTAAGTACCCCAACGCTCGGTGTCATAACTCTGACCATCAACACTTGCTTCAAACATTTCTTTGACAATCTTGAGTTCAACGTCAGTTGGCTTCTTGGGCAAGAACGATCCAAGATCATACAAGCCGTGTTCAGCAATGGCCGCCTGTTCCACTTCAGTCAAGGCACTTTCTTTTCTGCTCCACTTACTGCTGTTGTAGTCAGCAAAGCCACCTTTGGCGCCTTTGGTAATACGGAAGTCCAGGCCACGCAACAGGTCTGTTGGCAATTCTTCTAATTCTGGATCCATCAAGGCACCTTTGATAATGGTAAAGATCTGAGGACCAATGATAAATCTACGGATTGGGTTGGCCGGTGTCTTGTCATCGTGCAAGGGATTCTCACG